TCAACAATTTTGTAAACTGTAGGTAAATCTAGATTTTCCTCAAGAGACTTTAGGTCTTCTGACAAATCAGGCTTGTACTGTTGCATAGCAATTTGAACACATTCCATAAGGATGTTCATTGACTTCTCGTTATCTTCTGCTACTGCTGCAATACCCTCAAATTTCTTCATAAAAGGACGGAGTAGTGAGATCTTTAGCGGTCTAACTGAAATCTTTGTTCCGTCAATTAGAACGACTACATTCTCGTCCGCTTTTGTTGCTGCTTGTGCTGCTGTTGCCATTTGTTTCTCCTTTTGTTAAGTTAGTTAATTATATCACGAATAGGTTTATTTTTTAGTTAAATCTTCGTAATCTAAGCCCATTCCAATACCAAACCCTGCCCTTGTTGCATTAGCACCTTGTAACGACAATACATCATTGCCATCACTTGTTTTTCCACCACTGAAGACTCTTGCTTTCATGTCTTCCCATTCTTTTTGTCCCCTGTTTTTATCCTTATTGTCATCTAAATCTACCCCTTGAATTGCTGCTAAAAATTTTTTTTCTTCATAATCTAATTCTCTTTTTGAAGACAGTGTTTGCATTAATTCTGGAATAGAAAGAGATGTTTCTAACTCTTCATAGTTTTTCCATATTCCTAGAGTAAAAACCTCTGACTCTAATTTGGCTAAATCTAAATCAAACCAACCTTGATCTTTATCTTTTGAAATATCTTTAATTGGTTTTGTTTCTTTTTTGTCAGGGTCTTCGTTTTCTTTATTTTTTGGCTTTATGTTAATCCCCGCAGCAATTTCAATAATATCGTATAGGGTATTAAGATCAATATGTTCGTCTAAATCTAAAAACAAATCTGGACTGTATTGCTTCATACATATCCTGCAACATTCTAACAAAACATCTATGGCTTCTTCATCATTTTGTGATTTTTCAAGAAGAACAAAGATATCCATAAACTCTCTCATGTACTTGATTTTTAAAGGAGAGCAAGATAGCGCTTGACCGTTTAATAATATAATTTCTGAAACATTAAAAACTTTTGTAGCCATTAGTTAATTTTAGCATAAAACAACAAAACCCACTCCCGTTATGAGAGTGGGTTATTGTTTACTTTTTTATTTATGCGGTAGTATAGTTGGTGCCAGATCCATCGTACCATGTACGATCAACGATCTTACCGTATGTTGCTGTTGTATCATCTGGAAGCATACGGAATGAAACTTCAAACATAGAAGCCTCTTCACGCTTTGCTGAAACTGTAACTGCCTCAATTGAAAGAGCACGATATCCAACATATACACGCTCTACTGAGTCAGAACGATCTCCATCACCAGTTCCTGGACCACATGCAACAATACCACGCTCAAGTGGTACTTCTCCAATATCTCCTGCTGAGAGTTGAAGTGTACGACCTGCTGAAGTAGTTTTTGTTCCAGTCAATGCTGAATCTTTTCCTGCGGTTGCAAGAAGTAAATTTTCTAATGTTGCTTCGGCAAAAGCGGTAGCAAGAGAAACTTGCATTCCCTGCTTGTATAGTTTAGCAACGTCAAGAACCTGATCTACGGCTACCTCGCCGAAATCTGGTGTGAAGGTCAATTCAAGACCATTCATTGTATAGCCAACATTTGTAAAGTCTGGATCTATAGAAAGTGTAGACTTGAAAGACTCTGTAGCACTAAATGATGGAATTGCTGTTGCACCTGTTGGTGTAAGTTTGTAGTCTGCAACGAAAATTGCTGCTGCACCTACGATAATATTTGTAGACGTACCACGTGAATATGCCATTTTTAACTCCTTTTTTCAATTTTTTTTCTATATTAAGTTATCAAAGCATTATTAATGCTTTCTCTAAACTATTATATCAGCCTTTTTATGTATAATATGGGTTTGGATTATTTATACTATGATAGTCATATTCAATAATAAACTTATTTAAAGTGAGTCCACGCAGGGAGGAAAGTTCTGTCAGGTCTCTAACCTCTTCTAATTGATAGACCTTTATGTCATGAAAATATACATTTCTAATTAAAGGCACTGTTAGATCTAAAATAGGAGAATCTCCATTTTGTTTTCTCATTGCCCATTTATTTAGGTCTTCTGCTGCTGCATCTGCCCTATCTAATAGTTGAGATAAAATTGTGCTAACATCTAAAATTTTGCTGGGAGTGGAGTATACATAATACAGTAACTGCTCACACTTAAGTGGATACAAACCACTTCTTCTATATCTAAAAAGTCTATCATATTGAACAATTACGTCTGGTTGTTGATTTAAAGCAATTCCTTCATCATCATATTGTATTGGTATATCTACTCTGTTTTTACTTAAATCATCAATTGCTGCTGCGTTAGATGGTATTGTCAAAACACTAAACCCGTATTCATTTAGTGCTGCTTGAATATAAGCATTTATCCAAACTGGTGGAAAAGGTAGATCTATTACATCTTTAGTTGCCATTTTACTCTACCCCCACATTAATGTTTGTAATCCAACGATAGCCAACTTCTCTACCTTTTGATTTTCCAGTATTTGATCCTGCTCTTAAATTCTTTTTATATACTGCTGGATTACTTAAATGATCATAAATTCCAGATGCTCTTAAAAATGTTTGTTTAAAATAATAATTCATAAAGTTATCAAATGTTTTTTCATAGGAACCTTGAACCCAATCTCCTCCAGGATTTGAAACATTAACTGGATTTTTTGTAAAAATTTGTTCTCCCCCAACATCAAAAGAAAGTACGGAAGCGTTTCTTGGTTTAATCACAACTGGTTGGCCATACTCCATAATTCTTGCTTTGTTATAAAATGGAACCAAAGAACCCTGTTTAATTGATGTTGATTGTTTAAAATTAGACTTAATAGATAATCCTAAATTACTTACGGTATGGTCAACTTCAAAAAGTCTTTTAGATGCCATTCCAACTTTGCCCCATTCATAAACATGATGCATAGACATTGGATCCATTTTTGCATTTGCATCAACGAACATCTTTAATGCTTCTACTGTGTCTCTTCCTAAGTTATTTAAAAATATTGTTTTTCCTTTTTGTGCCCCTTCAAAAAATCCAAAAGAATAATCAACAATATTATTCATCTTTTTCATAAATTTTTTATCATCAAATTTAACTTGCATTAGTCAGCCCCACTTTGGTTTTCTGTTCTTCGTAAAACAACCTTGTAGTAATCTATTGTACCAAAAGGGTTTACTACTGGATCATAAGTAGCAATTTCATAAATTGTACCTTTTCCAGAACGCTCTCCAGAAGTTTCTTGATATATGAGTTCATCCATACTGTTTCTTATGTTTGTAATAATAATGTTTGTAAGTGAATTATTTTCTTTATTTGTTGATTTACGAATGTCATTTTTAATTCTTCCAATAAGCATGTTTTCATTTTTTGTAAAAACCTTTGCCTTAATATCTTCTGCTAATGCAGTTCCGCCTGGAGTAAAATTAACAATAACGCTTTTGTCAAAAATCCAATTCTTTAAACCAGAGCCATACATATCACGCTCAATAGTTGGATAGTATATATCTGCAATCATTGGATACATAAAGTCTGTTGCTTCGCATGACATTACAAGACTCCGATTTTAACTCTGGAATCTGCTATATACTTTGAAAGGATTTTATCAACTAAAAGATTTCCAGTACCATTTAATATTGATTTATGAAACTGAAGTTTAAATTGATCTGTATTATAAGTAGTTACATATCTCTTATAATAATCAAGTTTGCCACAACGAATGTCATCCATTAGCATTAATGTTGCTTCTTTAATATCAAGAGGAACTACTTTAAATCCCGTTTCTAAAACAAAAGTAAAGTCTGATTGGTTGTCAAAGGAGTTGCCGTAGCCGATTGGTCCAAGCCAGTCTGACTGGGCAGTTGGCAAAAACAAAGGAGCCTGCTCTGATCTGTTATATTCTTCTCCTGGCAAATCTTTAATAACCGCAGTTCCATTATCACTTAACTTAAAGGTAATTCCAAAAATTGCTGGGGTTGCTAGACTGGTGTCATAGTGAAGAATGTTGTCTTGATATACTTTTAAAACTTTATGACTTTTATAGTTAATTGGTGCATAGTCAGTTCCAAGTCCTACATACTCAATTATTTTCTTTTTATAATAAAATCCCTCTTCAAGAACTGCGTCAATAATAGATCTTGCTAAAAATTCTTGTTTTTTATATTCTGCAATTTCAGTTGCTGTAGTTGCTAAATCATTTGGATCAGCATATGGTCTATAAATTTCAAGGCTATCTTGAACAACAATGTCTGCGCCTGCTCCACTTTCGGCTTCATAGATTGTAAGGGTATAAGATCCATCATATTTTACGTAGTCGTCATCTAAAACATAAGATATTTTTTTGTTGGCATTTGAGGTAACTTCTTCTTCAATTTCTGTAAAATCTGGGCTTTCAATAACTAATAAGTAATCAGCATAAGCATTTGGAACATCATAGGTAATAGTGATTGGGTATGGCGGAAGTCTCAGTACTTGCATTATTTAATACCATAGTGCTTTGCAAGTTCTAGAGCGCTAGCCTCTCTAACTGATTTGTGTTGTAGGTATATATCAAGAAATTCTGTTTTAACAATATTATACCCTCTATCTATGTGTCCGTATGTATCAAAATAAAGGTTTTTATCAGAGTAGATTACTGCCTGACTGTTTTGTTCTTTTACTTCAACAATCTTTTCTTGAGTTGTTTTCTTTACAGTTGACATTTTACTCCTTTGTTATTATTATATCAGATTTAATTAAAAAGGGCAGAGAACGAATCCCCTGCCCTAGATAATTGCTTAATGATTAGGAAGCAGCAATGTCCTTGTAGGCAATTGCATCTTCTTCTTCAATTTGAACACCAAAACGTACGAATACGGTGTATTCAATTGTATCTTTCTTTGGAACATATTGACGATTGACGGTAATATCCCGTTGGAATCCCCAAATACGGTTCTGTGGGAAGGTAAGATCGACATAATCTTCTGGGTAGTAAGGAACTTCCATTACGTCAACGCCAAGTACACGAGTGGTACGGGCTCCTCCGAATGTCTGTCCTACGCCATCAAGATAGTCTTGACGATTTGCTTGTGTGCTACCGTTACGGCTTGAGAAAGCCTCAGAAATAGCATCTGCAAGAGTACCGTTGTTACGTACGATGCTTTGGAAAACATCTGTACCTGCATAGAACTTAAGATTGTTCTTAAGTGCACGATATTTACGTGGCATTGCATTGATAATGCCTTGCATAACTGGAGTTGTCCAGTTATCTGATACAACTGCTGGAAGAACTGAATCGTGTGCGTGACCCGCTCCGCTTCCTGTTGTAACTTTTTTAACAAAGCCTTCCATAATAGAAAGGAATGATCCTGTTGAACCATCTCCGTTAATAGCCAAGTCTTCGATATCATTACCGAATGCGTTGGTCATCAAACGAACAAGATGATCTTCAAGAGCAGCCCCTTCAATATTATCTTCTAGACCTTCTGATGTAACTTCCCAATCAAGACGAATCTTTTTGGTTGTTAATTCTACTTTAGAAAAAGTAGCACCAGCGTTTGTGTATGCACCGTCTCCTTGAGAAGCAGCACGAATTACACGCTCACCAACGTTAACTTTTTCAAGTTCCATTGTATTTGCTCGCATTGTAACTCTACGTCCGTCTTTCGCAAGAACAGTTGCATCCCAAACATAGTCAATAAATTGACGAGCCTGTTCAGGTCGTAGAATTCCACTACCTGCTGCACCCGAAGGATTTACAGCATTTGAACCGGATGTGATTCCAGAAAGAGCGGTAGGAATATTTCCTAAGACTCCTGTTGTTGGAGTAGTTACTCCACCGATTCCACCAGATGCGAAACCTCCGTCTGCGTTGTACAAACCTGAGTCCGAAGCGCCACCACTACCTGGTTGATTTTTAATAATTTGTTCTGACATATTGTTCACCTCCAAGTGAATTCCTACTTAAACAGGTCAGCGTTTGTGAGGAAACGTCCGCCCCATACTGATTTTTGAACCATTTCTGGCTCCTGAACAATCTCACCGAGATCGCCAGACTTGCGGAAAGTTC